AAAGCACGCAACGCCAAAAGCGCACCCCGTGACGGGCAGCCGCAGTTATTTAATTTTGATACTAACGCCTAAAAACAAGCAATATGAAACTAGGTACAGAAACAGGTTCGTTAATGAACCATTTGCAGAGCAACAACCCAACCCCTCCCGTAGTGGGTAAGGGTGCCACAGAATTGATGTGGACTGATCGACACGCATACTTTGTGAACGAGGTGTCCGAGGACGGCAAGATGTGCGTTATTGAAAAGGCTAGAGCCATACGCACGGACGATAGGGGCATGTGTGAAGCGCAGGACTACAGATACGAGCGCACAGGCCACACCACAGAACTGCGTTTTAAATGGGGAAAGTGGAGATCACAGGGCAAAGACGCATGGAACAAAAACAAGTGGTACCCTATGAATATCGTTTTTGGGTACATGGACGAATACTATGATTTTAGTTTTTAAAAATTATTTGTATATTGAACCTACTTAAGAGTAGCTTAGGTTTATTGGTTTTTAAAACGGGGGTAGCGAGAGTTACCCCTTTTTTTTATGACATATGAAAGGCTCTGCGTTATATTGGTATGATCACTTTAAAAGCAAACAGCACAGATCAAAGTTTTAAGTGCTTTCCTAGATACAAGGAAGGCGCAGGAACCTATAGTGTGAAGGTTGTAGACCAACAGACAGGCACGTCTGTGACAATTACAAGTCTTACAGCCACGGAAAGCAATAGAGCGCTAACACTAGACTTCACGTTTTCCGCTACCGACCAAAGATGGTACACTATTCACGTCTATAAGGAAATAAGCGCCGTAAATTATGAGGTGTTCAGGGGGGTAGCCTTTAGCTATGACCAAGACCAAAACCCTGAGATATTCTCGATTTATTATGAATACAACACGCTTCCAAGCGCTAATGATAACACGTATTTGACATTATGAGGTTCTTACAACTCAATAGCTACACAAGCCCTAAGATCGTAGAGAATAAACAAGAGGATTGGGTAGAGTACGGCGCTGACAATAACTACTATCAATACTTGATAGACTTGTATCATGGCAGTCCTACCAATAATGCGGCTGTCAAGGGCATTGCTGACCTAATCTTTGGAGAGGGTCTAGAGGCTGTAAAAGCAGACCGAAACCTGCAAGGATACCTCGAGACTAAAAAGCTATTTAGAGACGACTGCCTACGCAAGATATCCTTAGACCTTAAGATGCTAGGTCAGGCTTCGTTCCAATTGATAAAGTCTAAGAATCGCAAGAAGTACGCGATGGTCAAACATTGGCCTATTCAAACGCTACGTCCTGAGAAAGCAAATAAGGAGGGCGAGGTTGAGGCGTATTGGTACAGCCCTGATTGGACGCGTTACAAGGAAAAAGGTTTTGAGCCTGTCCGCGTTGCTGCCTTTGGGTACGATGACAACGCTACGGAAAGCATCTACTGCATGAAGCCCTATTCCACAGGTAACCACTACTTCAGCCCTGTAGATTACCAAGGAGGGCTTCAATATGCAGAACTAGAACAAGAGGTAGCTAACTACCACTTGAACAATATCAAGAACGGGTTAGCGCCTAGCATGTTGATTAACTTCCATAACGGCATCCCACCTGAGGAAGAACAGGACGAGATCGAGCGTGACATCACTCGCAAGTTTACAGGAAGCAGTAACTCAGGTCGATTTATTCTAGCCTTCAATGACAGCCGAGACAGCAGCGCCTCTTTAGAGCCTGTTCAATTGAGTGAAGCGTCAAGCCAATACGAGTTCCTTAGTGCAGAGTGCATGAGAAAGGTCATGGTAGCTCATAGAATCACTTCTCCTATGCTTTTAGGTATCAAAGACCAAACAGGACTAGGGAATAACGCTGACGAGCTTAGAACGGCTTCTACGCTGTTTGACAATATCGTTATTAGACCTTTCCAACGCATCATATTAGATGCAGTTGATGATGTACTTGCTTACAACGGGGTGTCAATTGACCTTTACTTCAAAACACTACAGCCTTTAGAGTTTACTGATCTAAATAATAATGCCGTAGACCAAGAGACACGCGAAAAAGAGACGGGCGTTACATTGAGCAGCCAAGACCTGCACGATGACGATGCTCACGCGTGGCTAGATTACCTAGCAGATAAGGGAGAGGTCATAGATGAGAACGAATGGCAACTCATGGAAGAAGTGCCTGTGACCGATTATGACGAGGACGATAAGCGCTATAACTTCTATAAGCAATATGCAGAGCCACAGGATAAGAGTTCACAAGATAGAGGGCTTTTTAAGGTGCGCTACGCGTATGCTCCAAAGAGAGACAGCAGCAACTCACGTGAATTTTGCTCTAGAATGGTCAATGCGGCTAGATCAGGGGTGGTTTATCGTAAAGAGGACATCTTACAAATGGGGGACCAAGGCGTAAACGGCCAATTTGCTCCAAAGGGACGCTCTACGTACAGCATATGGCTATGGAAAGGCGGCGCATATTGCCATCACTATTGGACGCGCAAAGTGTATTTCCGTAAAAGAGGCGATGGTGGCCAATTCTTACCTAAGAGTGAAACGGCAGGTCTTGAGAACGAGCGCCCATCAAGCGTAAGTGAGGCAGTATCTAAGGGAGCACCACTGCCAAAGAACCCTACACAAGTGGCAACTAAGCCTATTGATACACCAAGTAAAGGAAAACTAAATTAAGATGGCACAAGTACTCCTAGTAACACGGGCAGACATATTGAAACTCACTCCAATAAACGGGAATGTTGATACCGACAAGATAACCCCGTTTATCAAGAGCGCACAGGATATCCATATACAGGACATCTTGGGCACTGACCTATACAACAGGATTCTAGATGGCATAGAGAATAGCAACTTGCCTGCTGATTACAACGCTCTGCTTGTAAACTACATTCAGCCTGTGCTGTGTCATTTAGCGGCTGCAGACTTTTACATGTTTCACGGGTACGAAATTGCTAACGGCGGCATCTATAGACACCAAAGCGAGAACAGCACGACACCAAGCAAGAACGAAATAGATATGCTAGTGCAGCGTCAAAGAGACATTGGCGATCACTACAGACGTAGGCTACTAGACCACCTCACTTTTGAGGCACCTAGCAAGTATCCTGAGTACTACACAAACAACAATGAGGATATGCAGCCAAACACAAGAACACGATACACAAGCGGATGGGTTCTGTAAAGACATATAAACCAAAAGAGAAAAACATCAAGAAGCTATTAACCTTCTTGAAAAAACAGGCTAAGAATGGCAAGTGACGAAAAAGGCTATGGCGCAATTTACGGGTCCACATGGTGGGGATCAGGAGACGCCTTCACAAATACGATAGGATGGGGCTCAGCCTTGTTCTACATACTAGACCCTGCTGAACTACGCAACAGGGTAGAAGCCGATGGCGGCATAGTAGAGGCGTTCGAGTGCGTCAGTAAGTCCTTAAGACGCTTCCCACAGGCCGACCTAGGTAGACAATTATTCGATCTATACGATACAAGGGTTGAAGCAGCGAGCGGAGACACCGAAGCAAGAACCTGTACTATTAACGAATTGAACGAGATATTATGAGTTTATATAAGGATGCATCATTAGCAATGATACCCTCTGCTTACAAGGATGGTAAGTTGTATAGTATTAGACCTACTGATGGTAGTGGAGATTTTACTTTTAGTAGGGGTTCAAATCTTGCTGCTACGAGGGTAGATGTTAATGGCTTAATTGAGAAGGGTAGAGAGAATCTCTTTCTAAATTCAAGTGATTTATCTGCTTCTACTTGGCGCGATAATGCAGGTGTTTCTACTGCAAATGCGACAACCGCACCTGATGGCTCTAATAATGCAATTAAGTTTATACCTAATTCAGCAACAACATTTCACTATGTACATCACGACACTCCAATATCAGTAATAAATGGTGGTGTGATGTGCTTTTCAATTTATGTGAAAAGAGCAGGTTACGATTATGTGTTATTAAACACATCTCAAGGTTCATCTAATGGAAATGCAGGACCTGTCATTGACCTTGTAAATGGTGAGGTAGTCAATAATTATGTATATACATATGATGTAACTATTGAAAATGCAGGTAATGATTGGTGGAGAGTATCATATTACTATAAAACTAGTGGTACTCTTACAAATGTTGATTTCAATGTATTGCCTTCTTCATCAATAACCGCTTATTCAGGAGATGGAACTTCAGGAGTTTTTATGTGGGGTGCTCAATTAGAATACGGCTTGGTAGCAACTGACTACATTGA